CGTTCAAAAATTCCCTGGTATCCGGCGATGTGAATTTAACTAAGGCGCCTGGTTTGGCAAATTTTAGATTTGATGTGGCAAAATCACCCACTGCCAAGGCACCGCCTGATGTGAAAAATCCAGTATTGGTATTGGTGGCAGTCGTAGTGGAATTCCATGTGGCAGTCAGTGTGCTGAGATCCTTTGTACCATACTTGAGATAGTAAAACTGCCTCGAGTAGGCTTGTTTTAGTTTGTCCTCTACCTGCGAATTGATGACATTTTGTATTTGATTCCTGTTTGTAAATGTGAAAGTAAACTGTTGGGTCGTTTCCTCCCTATACAGTATTCCGTCCTCAGCGAAAACGCTCACATTGGAATATGCTCCGGTGGGATCCAATATCTCCTTGGCCCTGGATATACCAGATGCGGATCTATTCACCGATCTCACTTTAACTATTTCCTGAGATGCTGACAAAGGAACAACTTGATAATCCTCAGCAGTTATCATCCTGTTTTGAGAATAATAAACCTGTGCGGCCTTTTCCTTGATCGAATCATTTGATTCGGTTGCCGCCGCGTTGTAAACAGATGCTTTCAAACTTAAATTCAATGTCAATGTCTGTTGAGCACCATTGGCGTCTGTGTAAGGAATGGACACCACTATGCCCTGCATGTCGGCTGGCTGTATCGCGTATTTGGCGTTGTCGCTCTGTCTGTAGTAAAATCTGAAAGAACCAAGAGGAAGATTGGAAAAGTTTCCATCTCCGAAAACAAGATCAACCGCATCGTTGTTTTTGCTCACGACATTGAATATGTTTCTCTCTGATTTGGCAAGAGAATTATATATGGCGTTGTTTCCCGACAGTGCTGGAACTTTCTTCCATTGTTCAATAATCTGTCCGAATTGATCAAGTTTGTACAGCCATGTGTCGGTGTTGTTGACATTTTCGTCCGTGAAACTTTTCACGTAATTTGTAATGGCAGAATCCACTATGAAATCCTTGAACGCTATTGTTCCCTGTTTGAACAGCATGAAGAATCCAGTGTTGTTGGAACTGTCGCCTGACCCGTCGGTCCTGTAGGCATAGGTAAGGCCGGTACCGGTTATGGGATTGGCTTCATAGATTGAATCACTGTCGTTGATGGTTGCCGGGACCACTTCGAAATTCCTTGTTGTTCCCCCCACAGCCTTGCTGAATTGGAATATTGGCAAGTCCAACTGGTTGGAACTTATGGTGTAAATTTCTGTGTCAATGCCTCCAATGTCTCCAGATTCCCTAGGATTGCCAAACAGTTGTCCTGTTTGATTTGCCGCATTCAATATGGTTGTGAACTGTTCACGATAGTTGCTGTTGGCAGAATCATTCCATATTATGGTGCTGTTGGAAAGATTAGTGCCTGTGCTGTCTCTTACATCCTGTGTCGTGGACACTGAATCTATCTTTAATAGCCCGGTGGCAGGTTGATTACGTTTGGCATTGTAGTTGATCAGTCTTGCCAACCGTAGTATGCTGTTCCGTCTTTCTGCTGTCTCCAGGAAATTTTCTCTGGCATTCAGATCTACCCTGAAACTTAAGGCCTGCGCTATGTAGGCGATCAAATCTATTAGGGCCACATACTCAGAACTTTCAACGAAGTCATTGAAATCGTCTGGGTAATTCTCCCTGAGGTAGGCCACCATGGTCCTTCTCAGCGTCTCGAAATCGTATGATTTGAAATCTGCCTGCTGGAAAGCCTGATAGATCTTGCGCCAATCCTCGGCTACCAATAATCTGTTCTGTCTGTCTGTTGTGGCCATACTGTTTGTATGGATATTTATATATTATATTAAGTGCGTATATTAAGATAGACGCAACAAGGAGTTTTCGTCAAAATTGAAACGCAGTTTCTCCGTGATATCCAGCGGCACATACCTTAGGGTGGCCTGTATGGCTATGCCGTGATCCGCCTGGCTGACCAGTATTTCGTCCGTGGCTATGCGAGGATCAGCGTTGAGATTATCAGTTATGTCCTCGACTATCTGATCTTTTATTTCTTCGGTGAACGGCTCGAACAGCACATCATATATTATGGTGCCGAATTCCGGGTTCTCCACACGCTCTCCCTTCCTTACGGAAAGCCTGTTAATGAGATCCTGCTTGGCACACTCGAAATCATAAACTTTGAAGTTCTGCCTATCTGCCCTGGAAGAGAAACCCTTGAAGGTCACTGAGCTGTTTGCCAGGTTTTTAGATTCGTTGTTTTCGTATGCCATCGTAGGTATTTATAGTGTGTCAATTACCAAAATTTGAACTTGCCTATCGCTGTGGTTATGCCTTTCCTGACGATGCTGGCCACCTGTGTGAATCGTCCAACAGTCCCTCCGCCCCTTACTATGTCTCTGGCCGATGTCCTTCCAAGTAGTACACTGCCCGCCTGTCCTAGGGTGGAAACCACGCTCGTGATCCTGCCCGCTGTGACCTTGCTGGTCAGTATCTCGGTGAGGTTCTTGGTGGAGAGGTTTTCCACCACACTCTTGACCTTGAAGATGTCATTGTATTGCTTGGTGAATCTGTCAGAAAGTTCCTTGGCTTTGCTGATGGCCGCTGTTGTGCCTCCATTGTCTGCCACATATTTTTTGGCGTCCGCAAGGTACTGTAACTCTTTGATATACTGTATGTCACTTTCCCTGTTCTGCTGTGCCAGGAATTCGAGGGTGCCCGGCGTCTTGGATAGCCTTGCCCACTCCTTGGGATCCTGCCACTGCGACACAGACTCTATTATGGCGGATGGTGCCCTGGTGAAAGGTTCGTGTGTGACCAGATTAGGCACACTGGTCTTTGTCTTCTTGGTGTTGGCCTCCAACACCTGCCCCTCTCCCACCGTGATGTTTACGTCATTCTGTGATTCATCTATCACTATGCCGGCGCTCTGCTCGTTGAGCCAAGTAGGTCCCCAATCAGAACTTGCGCCAACAGAATTAAAGTGTACCTGTGATCCTGCTAGGTCTATCCTGCCACCGGCACCGTGCAGTTGTTGGGCGTCGGTGTAGGAACTGATGCCTTGCTTGGCGTATGTCATTATCGAACCTTCTTGTGACGCATTGTACATGCCGTTTTTGCCAACGTTCAACAAAATATTGGCGTTATTCACTAATTCGTTCTCTGCTGTAAACTTGATGTTGTTCTTGGCGTGAAAATTTATGTCTCCTCCAGAATGAAGATCGAAATTTCCGTCTGCCCTTAGATTAAATCCGTCTTGTGCGTATATGTAAATTTTTCCTTCACTGCTCATCTCTATCCAACTGTTGCCTGAGCCATTGGCTATGTATATCACCCCTTCTGTGTCATTCATCAACAACTGGTGCCCACTGGCTGTCCTTATTCTGGTCAATTGATTGTTGCCGTTGATGTCTCCGTCATCCATGACGAAAGTGTGTCCGGGTTCTCTCACCACGTAATCTGTCACGTTACTGTCGTTGGTCCCTATTTTCTGTTTTGTCGTTTTTGTGTTCTTCCTGCCAGGTGTGCTTATACCAAAAACCTGACTGGGTGATTCACGCCTGGCCGAACTAGTTGTGGTGCCACGAACTGTGTCCTTGATAAGTCCCTGTTTGACTAATATTTCCGCAAATGGATGGATCGGCTGTTTAGAACTGTTGTACCTGTTGTTTCTCAAGGCATCGTCTGATGACCTATTGATCTCACCGGCTGGCACATTGTCTGTCCCATAGTCTTTTTGCTTGTTGTCACCTGCGGTATTGGTCGATGCGGCTATCCCCGGCACCATGTGATTGGTGTAAGGATCCTGTATGCAACCTATCCAATAAGCCTTGTTGGCCTTGCCTTCTGCGAATATAACCAAGACCTGGGTTTCCAGATCAGGTGGCACTCCCCAAAAACCATATGAATGCTGACTGTCCTCGTACTCTTCGGAGTTGGGTTTGTTATATTTTACTGGTTTGGCGCCATAGAACGGCGAAAGATATTCGCATGTTATCAGTTGGTTCTGGCTAGGATTGTTGGTCTTTGTGAGACTCGGTATGTTAACCTGGAGTCTGCCCATGCGAGCAGAATCAACATTGTTCTTGACTATTCCTATGTATGTAGCCGATGACTCAGCAGACCATGAATTGACCGTCCCTGGTCCTTCCTGGGTCGACGCTCCCCCCTTCAAGTAGTTTCTTAATTTGCTCATCCTTTAAATAATCCCGCCACTAGGCTTTTGGCCTTTTCTTTTAACTGATTTATCTTCCTACCGATGTCAATAATCCTATCCTGGTAGTTTGAAGTACCAGACAACAACTTTTTCAACTGTTCCTGTGACACCTTCTGTATTATGCCATTTACCCCAGTAGCCACATATGACGTTACCGGCGAACTTATGTAAACTCCTTGGTTGTTGAACCTGGTGAGATTTAATACGCAGGTGTACTTGCCGTCCACAAAATTGTGTTCAACTGTAATGACTCGATATAGTCCACTGAACTCTGCTTGATCATCCTTCTGCATTTCGTAAGTGCCCTTTCGATCATTGATGTCTGTTGGCATGCGGAACTTAAGGAAAATGATTGGTTCTGCTAGATCTGTGTTATAGCATTCGTATTTGGTATTCCATATGTTTTCAAGATTGCCCCTCCAATAGTCTATGTCCTTGTCGGTGCTAACTCCAAAGTTGACGTCGGGGTTGGCCGGTATAAACTGGCTCTGGGATATCCATGCGGGATCTCCCAGTATCTCCATCCTTACATTTACCATGTCCGCCAACGGATGCGTAAGGTAGTCGACAAATTGATCTATGTAATAATAAGATGTACCTGTCTTTCCCGTACCGGCGCTCTTGGCCTGGCCTGCCTGTGTCTTCAAATTCAAACTACCGTCGACCACGTATGAATCTCCGCCGCCTTCGATACTGCCATCTTCCCTTTCGACCTGTCCCACGGATGTTTTATTTTTTCGTGTGTCATCGGGCTCCACATCCTTCAATCTGCTTTGGAAATAGGCCACCTTGTAGTTGATGTCAAGATCCAATACATCTGTGTTTTCTCCTGTGAATATGTAATTGTAGGTCTTAAACACAAAGTCCTTGAAATTCTGTCCGGTGCTGACTCCCGGTATGGCCAAACTATACGCGTGTACCTTGTAGGGTTCAACCACATATTTGATCTTCTTCACATTGGTCTTTCTCACAGGATCATATACCTCTGTTGGAATGACCGTGGATCTGATCCTGAAATAATCAAAATACATGTCATTTGATGCACTCTGAACTGCTCTGTCAAAAACCGCTTCTGCTCCGCCCTTTTCCTGTACCCTTCTTAGGATCGACCCGGCCTTGGCCTTCCAGGATTTAAACTTATCATCAGTAAGATTTGGATGAGATTTAATAATTTCTTCCAGTATCTTTATGATGTTGTCACTGGATTTGACCTGCATGAAATTGACCGCTACCGGTTCCTGGTCCGGTCCGGGATCCACAACCGAC